CTGGTAACACCTGCAAGAAACAAGGAAAACTCCCTGCCAAGCGAGTTCACGAACTCAGACGACCGTAGACGGCCGAAACGCAATGTAGGCACGACCCGAAGGTAGCCACCTACAAAACGTAACAGAGTACTGTTCAGAGAACCGTACTCACCGTCCACAGAAGTCTTTGTTCGCTCGACCTCGAGCCCAAGCTCTCCGACTTTCCCCATCCACACGTCTGACGCCTCTTTCGTCGACTGAAACAGTATGTCATCCCCGTTTATCAGACAGGGGGCAGATACCGTCTCTTTCCAGCTAAGCCCTGAGCACCGCATTGCGTACAAGTACGCAATGCGATTCTGCAGGCAAAGCAGAGGAAAAGAGAGGTAAGAGCCCATCATCTGTCCGATGGAAGGACGACCTACATATTTTTTCGACGAGAGGGGGCAACTTGACGGACCGTCGACCCAATAAAGGATCGGCCGGAGAATCTGCATTGCCCTCTCAGTAACAGAGGCGGGGAGAACGGTGGAAGAGGCAAGGATAGTACCCAAGATCACTTCTGCGACTTCGATCGACAAATTGTCGGTGGCCGAAGCGTAGTCGCCTGATGTGAGGATACCCTTCCCTTGGTGGAACCCCGCTTTCGCAAGCTTCTCATTCGACACGTCACCTCGGGACAACCACTTACACCTCGAGAGGTGATTGTAAATTGTCTTGTGAAGCGGTCGGAGGAGGAGCTCGTCGGATGAGAACTTCGTCAGAGGACGAGGCTTCCCAGCTGACTGAACGACGATCAATTCGGCTTCCGGGGCCGGGCGATCAGGCCGAGAAGGACCACTGAGAGCTTCCGTAAGGAAGCAACTATGATCAATCCCGGTACCTAATGCGCCTCCCTCGGAACGAGTCGAATCGGTCGTCGCGCTAAGCGGCGGAGATGTGAGGAGAACCTGCTCCTCGTAGCCCAGGTCCCACCCTTTCGAGAAAAGGCGGGACGTTTGCTGGGCGACAAATCGCAGGTAACCGACGGGGAGTTGACGTCTAGGTCGACGAACCCCCTCCACAAGCTTCTCCATCAAAGGGCCGGCCATGCATTCGCATGAGTCCGGAAGACCTTTCTTGATGGACTGCCAGGCCATAACTTCCTTGTGGTCGTTACTCGGGCAGGAACCTAGAAGCTTCTTTACCTGG